TCTTAAAGTATAATGCGTTGCCCTTACCTTGATGATCGAGAACTATGCAGCATCTATCCCCAAAGATTTAATTGCTGTAGAAGTTTTCCAAATAGAACAGCAGGTATGTTCTGTGCAGAAACTACTCGATGCGTCTATGATCATCAAGGTAATTTAGATTGTTTTAATTGTAAAGATAAATGCTGTAACCATTTAGATATTCCAGATGGGACACCAATTTGGGAAGTTGTAAGATTGTTAGACATCAGTTGCAATACCTGTAAAGAACTTTATTGTAAGGATTAATATGTTAGAAACTATCTCTGAATTATTTCAGGAAGCATATAGGCGGAACTGGATCACTGCCAGAGATGGCAATGCCAGTATCCGATGGCATGATCGTGATCATTTTTATATCACACCCTCTGGTATTAGAAAACAATTTCTGCAGCCAGAGATGTTTAAAAAAATTCAACTTTGTACAACTACTCATGCTACACCCCCTTTTATTAGAGAAGCTTGGAAAGAAACTACATACACAGACATAAGCTCTAACTTAAGGCCTAGCGGGGAAATACCTTTACATTATGGCCTACAAAGACAAATAGATACTGATGTTCGTGTTGTGCTTCATTTTCATCCAACATATACAGTTGCAGCAATGTATGCGGGCATTGAACTTAGTTCATTAATGACAGACTTCCCTGAACTTGGTAGATATACCAAAGTGGGACGCAATGTGCCTGTGGTCCCAGTAATTAGCCAACAACTAGCGGATGCAACTATTAATAATTTTGAGATGCTCCAGAATGGAAATATAAATTACAACATTGTAGGATTAGATAGACATGGTGTGGTTGCAGTTGACACCAGCCCATGGCGTGCATTTGAACACATTGAGAGGTGCGAGCACATAGCCAAGATCATATTGGCCAGCGGAAAATACTAATTGTTACATTTATGCTCCAGAAGATAAATATTTTATCGCAACAGGAGTTTAGTATGAGAAATCGAGAATATAGAAAAATATATACGCAACACTATGGAGAGATACCTAAAGATTCTCAAGGAAGATCATACGATATCCATCATATCGATGGAGATTATACCAACAACGATATATCCAATCTGGTAGCATTGAGTATAGAAGAACATTACAAACTTCATAAAGAACAGGAAGACTGGGGTGCTGCTTGGTCAGTGGCCAAAAGATTAAAAATTAGTCAGCAGGAAAAAAGTGAAACAACTAGAAATATGAATTTGGCTCGTGCTAAAGCAGGAACTCATTGGAGTCAGGTGACTAGCAAGAACGGAACTCATCCATTTCAGAGTCTAGAATTTCAAAGAAAAATGATGGATAAACAATTATCTAACGGAACACACTCTGCTCATCAGTCTTGGACTTGTGAAAAGTGCGGCAAGACTGGCAAGCATATGGTCAACTATCGTAGATATCACGGCGATAATTGCGGAACTATGAGTGTATCCTGGGGGAGAGTTTGGGTGAACAATGGATCAGTTAGCAAAATGATCAGCAAGGACGAATTAGAACAGTTGATCACTGAAGGTTGGGTTGCTGGACGAGGTTCTGCAGAATTGACTGCTAGGCGTGCAAATGCCAATGGAAGCACAGGGCGGGCCAACCCTTATGTTAGAAAAACAACAAGACCTTATACTAAAAAAGAGAAGAAATGAAACATATTTGTAAGATTGTATTAGCATCTAATAAACACTAATAATAAGGAATTTTTATGACATTAGAAATGATTTGGGCAGTACTAGCTATTATATTAATTGATATAGTTTTAGCAGGCGACAATGCTTTAGTGATAGGTATGGCAGCGAATAAATTGCCAGAACATCTTAAGAAAAAAGCAATTTTTTGGGGCACTTTTGGTGCAGTTGCAATTAGATTTATCAGTGTGCTACTATTAACATACCTATTAGCAGTGCCTGGACTTAAACTAGTAGGCGGTTTGTTGTTAATTTACATTGCATGGACCTTGGTACAAGATGAAAATGACCATAATGTAACTGCTAAAAATACTTTCTGGGCAGCTATAGGCACTATTGTGGTGGCAGATGCCGTAATGGGAATAGATAATGCATTAGGTATTGCAGCAGCAGCAGATGGTAACATGGCTTTGGTAATTTTTGGGCTTTTAATTAGTGTTCCTATTATATTGTTTGGTAGCACTGTTATTGCCCGAATCTTAGAAAAATATCCCAATACAGTTTATATAGGCAGCTTTGTACTATTTGTGGTTGCATGTAAAATGATTGCAGGAGAACCCACAATAGAAGAAACATGGAAAGAATACGGAAACATTGATAACTGGTTTTCTTTCGTAATGGGCGTAATTCTACTAGCTAAACAATATTATTGGTTTGAAATTAGAGATAAACTTAAAAAGGCAAAACAAAATGAATTGGGTTGATAAAATTAAAGAAGCATTGCCGGATTATGCTAAAGATACTAAATTAAATTTAGATGCGGTAATTAAAAGAAGCACATTAGATCCTATAGAAGCACAGTGCTGTGCTTTGGCAGCAGTATTTGCTACCGGTAATAGTAAACTTTGGGTATGGATTAGTCAGCAGATAGCCAATCCAGGAGATCCAGATGTCAATGCTGCTATTACAGCAGCATCGCTGATGGCTATGAACAATATTTGGTACCCATATGTGGAAATGGCTGGTGACGAACAATTGAAAGGTCTACCTGCTCAATTACGAATGAATGCTATTTCCTCGCATGGTGGAACAACAAAAGCTAAATTTGAAGCTTATAGCCTTGCTGCTAGCATAGTTGGTAAATGCGAATTTTGTGTTAAAGCCCACTATGATGGCCTTAAGTCTTTGGGCTATACAGTTGAACAACTGCGAGATATTGGTCGTATCGCTTCAGTAATGACCGCAGTTAGTAAAGTAATGACTAACTAAAAATATACTAGCATTGATGTCAATGCTAGTATTACATTATAAATTATTAACTATTAATTTATAAATTTCCTGCCAGTTTTTTACTACTGTAATTTTACTGTTGGTAAAACTAATATTGTAAGGATGTTGCATTAGTATAGATCTCAAACCCATTTCTAAGCCAAGTTCAGCATTAATGGGTTTGTCTTCTATCCAATAATAATTACTGTTTCGATATTGTTCCAATACTTCATTTTTGTCCCCACCTGTATCTGTATATACAAAGTTAGTAAAAGCAGTATTTCCAAAATATCTTTGTAAATTAATTTTTCTTAACTCTTGTGCTGCAGGGTCATTTGTTAAACTTGTAACAGCATGAAAGACAAATCCGTATTTCTCATGTAATCTTTTAATATAATGTACACTGTCTCTAAATGGTTTTAAAAACATTATCTTTGCAGATTCATTAAATACTCTTACTGATGTTTTAGCTTCATTCAGAGTAATATTAAATCTTTCGTGCACTTTGTAGGCATCAGGTTCAATTAGTGTATGTCCTTTGGCGGTCATCCATTTGTTAAAATCTTGCTCCCAATCTAAGCAAACACCATCAATGTCGGTAAGTATTACTTTATTATTCATATTTTTTAAGGGTTAAATAAACAATGTTAATGATTCTTTATACTTTAATTTTAACACATATAACAATTATTTGTGTTACTCTCTATTTACACCGTTCACAAGCACATAGATCAGTAAATTTTCATACTGCCATAACTCATTTCATGCGTTTTTGGTTATGGCTTACTACTGGTATGGTAACAAAAGAATGGGTAGCTATACATAGAGCACATCATAGATTTACAGATAATATTCATCTAGATCCACACAGTCCACATAGATATGGAATCCTGAAAGTGTTATTTAGTGGTGCATTTATATACGCAAAAGCAACTAAAGATAGAAATTTGGTGCATACCTATGGAGTTGGTAGCCCAACAGATTGGATTGAATCAAAACTTTATTCTCCTTATAATTACTTAGGATTAATACTTTTATTAGCTATTAATACCTTGATATTTGGTTGGTGGGGAATATTAGTTTGGTTAGTACAGATGATTTGGATTCCTTTCCATGCAGCTGGCGTAATAAATGGGTTAGGTCATTATCTTGGTTATAGAAACTGGGAAACACAGGATAAATCTAAAAATATAATACCTATAGCAGTTTGGATATGTGGAGAAGAACTTCACAATAATCATCATAATGATCCTGCAAGTCCTAAATTAAGTGTAAAGTGGTATGAATTTGACTTAGGCTGGACTTACATAAAAGCTCTATGCTTTTTAGGATTAGCAGATGTAAAAAAGGTTGACAAATAATCCAGCACCTAGTATACTGTTAAATTGTAGTAACAAGTTGTTGTAACAAAACAACATCACAATTGTTGTTTTTATACAACTAATTAAATCGGTTGACAAAAATTGGGCTTTATCATACAATACTGATATGATGAAACGCAAACGCCGTCAAGACACCAAGCATGTTGTGTATTGCATTACCAATACGCTGACGCAACAGCAATATATTGGCATCACAGTTTGTGGTCAACAGGTGCGCAAAGCACTTAAGGTCCGCATGCAGAAACATCTGCGTCGTGCATTGACCGAAAACAAAGACTGGGCATTGTGTCGCAGTTTGCGAGAGCATGGTGCAGATGTACATGAGTATGGTGTAGTTGAAATTATTCGTGGTCGCAAACCTGCTCATGCTCGTGAGCGTGAACTTGTAAGACTTCATCAACCTGCACTCAATACTCATTGAAATGACAACTATGCAGAATATAACTGCTTTTGCATATGACAAAAAAGGCAGGCTTCTAAGTGTTGGTCGTAATAGTTATGTAAAAACACATCCGTTACAGGCTAGGATGGCTAAAGAGGTAGGAGAGGATTATAAAATTTATCTTCACGCTGAAGTAGCAGCATTGGTAAAAGTGAAGAATTGGACTAGAGTTGATAAGTTGGTCGTAACTAGATATAATAAAAATGGCGAACCTATGATTGCTAAACCCTGTAGAGTTTGTCAAAGAGTAATTAAATTTGCAGGTATAAACACTGTAGAACACACCTAAGGATTTATATATGTCTTGGTTTATGCTAATCATCTATCTTGCCCCAAATGGGCAACCAATTATGCGTAGTTATCATGAATACAAAACTAAGGAAGAATGCATCAGTCAGTCTGAGCAAGCAAAAACTTTTGCCCATCCTTTTGGACTTAAAGTTGACATCTCCTGTAAACAACTTACAATAACTGTAAAAGAATAAAACGGTTGACAAATAAAACCGGTTATTGTATAATACGAATATGGTAGTAAAACAAAAGGAGCTGAAAAAATGGTAAAGCTAGAAGATATTACTACAGAAATTATGTTTGGCGATTTTACAAATGAGCAGCTCAATGATATTTCGCGAGCTATCCAATATCGTCGCAGTCAACTTGTAAAGCAGGTTAAACGCGGTATTTATGTGGGCAGTAAGGTTAAGTTTCATAGTTCCAAACGAAATCAAACAATGGTTGGGACAGTGGAAAAGGTCGCAGTAAAATTCGTTACTGTGAATTGTGGTAATAGTCGTTGGCGTGTTCCTGCCAACATGTTGGAATATGTTTAATCTTAAGGAGTAAATTATGCAATCATATGAAGTAAATTTCAGTGTTCTAGTAGAGCCCAGGACAGACAGCCATTGTGGTTGGGGTAGGTCTGATCTACAAAATCTTAGCACTACTGTTCAGGCTCTACATCAAGGTCAGGCGCAAGCAATTGTTGAAAGCCAACATGGTGGCCCTGGGCATTGTATTGTACATGCAGTTCGTCCGCTTTGGTAAAAAAGTTTCAGAATGTGGTTGACACAAAATTCAGTTTCAACTACAATTTGGAAATGCTGAATGGTTCAGCAAATTTAACTCAACTTGTATATAGGAGTTTTTATGTTTAAAGTAGCAGGTGTAAGTCGTTTCAATGGTGCAGTAAAAGTTCGTTTTGCTAATGACCTTACTCGTGTCAAAATGCTCACTAAGGCGGGCAATACAGACATTGAGCTAATGGAACTACCAGAAGCAATGGACAAATCTGCAGTTGTTAGTTTCCTCAAAACCACTGAGCTTTATCTTAACAGTGAGTATAAGGAAGCAATTGATGCTGCAGATGCAAAGTATAACGCAGTAGATACAGTAAAGGTTTCTGGCAAACCTACTAAGGTTAAGGTAGCTGCAGAACAGGCTGAATCAGAAGCTGCTTAATGGAGCAAAGCATGAGCCCACAGTTTGAAATGCCTAAAGTTGGTAGCAAGATTCGCGTCACTACAAAGTTCAAG